TGCATGCTAATCAAAGGAGTTAGTTCTAATATTAAACAGGTAGAGAGTTAAAATACTTTACTTTCTGCTATTATTCCTGAACTATTTTATAGGTTAAATAAATAATTATATCACTATCCCCCGCTGTTGGATTAACACCACCTGATGTTAAATAAACTCCTTTATTTGAAATCAATTGAGTATCTGCTGCTGCACTTATACCTTGCTGAGCCGATACACTTATTCTGCTTACTGTAGCATTTAAAGCATTAAAAAAAGTGTGTTGGTCGCTTGTTGCAGTATCAGTATAAACACTTGGTGATATACTTACGGCATATGCAGTTGTGTTGAAATCAACCTTACATGATGCACTCAATACCTGAATGTAATATCCTGCACCAGGTGAAGCAATCAATAAGTATGGTGTAGTACCCAAATTCAAAACATTCGCACTGGCTATCGAGACAGTCGCTTTGACTATTCCATCTAAACCGCCGGTAAGATCGTAGATATTACAATTTTCATCAGTATAATATAGGGTTTGAGTAGTTGCAACAGTTGCTGTTTCGTAACCTAGAGGACCTACCCAAATTATTCCAGTATTTATTGCTGGACATGCCGGAACTGGCGGACTTCCTGCTAATTCATATAGTGTTAAAAATGATGTTGCGTTTGGTTCAGTTAAACTTACCCATCCACGACTTTGAAGATATCCAATAAAGTCTTCTCCGAATTCTGGACGTTGATTTTGAATCCCAGTGTAAATTATTTCACCCGGAACACCAATCTCTGGCCAATCGTTGAAATCAGTAAATCTTTGACGTTTAGTTTCGGCTACTTTAACTAATAATTGCTGTCCTTCTGCACGACCTAAGGAGTCAATTGTAAATGTTGGGATTCCATCTAGGGTCAAGCTCAGCTTATCAGTAATATTAACAAAATCAAACATTCCACTATATACTTGAAAAGTGTTTAACGTCTCATCATATTTAATATTGGTTAAAAATTCTAAATTTGCACTAGAAAGACTTGTAAAGTTCAAATTTGTGATATCGATAATTGATGTCAGACTTGAATTTGTTAATTTACGTACAGCCTTTAAATTGTTATAAACAGGCATCCTAAATAAGTTATTTTTATTATTTATTAAAAAATTGGGCAGTTAGAATATATGTAGCCAATTACTTTTTTATAATTTTTGTTGATTTATCAATCGTTGAATTTATTGTGAATTTACCACGATTTACTAGACACTCCTTAAGTTCAGCATTAATCATCTTTGTCTCTGAGTTATCTAGGTAACTCATACTAATCTCATTTTCTCCACCCAAATAATCACAATTAATTATTTTAGAACCTTTGATTATATTATTTGAGAAAATTGTACACTCTTGTAACTTTGAGTATTTGATTGTACACCCTTCAAATAGACATAGGTGTGCATCGGCTTCGATCTGGCACTGATAAAACTCAATACCTTCAATTAAAATACTTTTCTTTAAAACCGCATCTTTTACTTGAACTGCTTTTCTTCGACTATCGTAGTTTATTGTAGCATCAGTGATTCCGCCGCCAACAATTAGCTTAAATACTTTTTCACGCAGAATCGTGTAATTTGCTTCAACTATTCGAGGGTCGTCCTTTAGGTCAATATATACCGAGATATTTGGGTATAACATTTTAAAATTAAAATAATTACGAGTCCCATCAATTGATGTTTTAAACTCGTTAACGATAGTATTAATCTTTCTCTTCTCTTCTGCAGTGTATGAATAATTTGAAGATAGGGTTGTAAATAGGTGTTCTATTACAAGATTAATTGCAGAAACTGCTTCTTTCTTCTTCTTAGTATAATCTTTGCCACCAATATAATTAATCACTAGGTTACCTTCTCCTAATTCAGAAAAGTCATTTGCAAAGAAATCTGATTCTGGAAATTTGAATTCAGTCGGGTCCATACGTTCAATAAAACGTTCAGTAACAACAGTATTGTAAATATCCCTAGGTTGAATAAAATTTAAGTGATTTTGATATAGTTTACGATTTTCATTCTGCTGTACTGGCCAAAGGTTAAATAATTCTTCCTCGTTGATTCCAAGCAGATATTTAAACTTGTTTAATTTGTCAAGTTTGATTGGTAACTTTAATGTTGACTCATCAATACGAATTCTAGTCTTTACTGAACATCTGTCCGTTGTGTACCCAATACTTTCAATAACATTCATTGTTTTTAAAAACATGTGAACTGCTTCCTGATATGGTAAAAAACCAGTAGATAGTGTAATCTCTTTGTACCCATTTGAATATCGTGGAGCCACAGTAAACGATTCATATGTCGGCTCGTTACCTTTTTCAATATCCATAAACCATTTTACGTGCTTACCTAGCGCTCTAGCAAACTTTGCAGCTGCCTCTCTTTTATTTAGTGGGGTAAAGAATTCAAATACGAAGGATAAACTTGAATTGTCATAAATTTCTTTATTTGAAATTGATTTAAACATGAACTATACCTTTATTCTATTTATACAAAAAAGGGAACCAATTGGTTCCCTTTTAATTTCCGTCAAGTAAGAGTAATTACTTTACTTTCACAACTTTCGCTGTGTCAACTGTCTTTGCAGTGTCTACTGCTGGGCAGCAAGCACTTGAGTCAACCGCAACTTTAGTAGAATCAACGGTCGCTGTTGTTGCAGGCTCACTGTTGCTTCCACATGAAGCCAAGATAGACATTGCAATGCATAACACGATCATCTTTTTCATAGTAATATTTGTATTTTTTATTATTTATACATTAAAATGACAATATAGTTTTAAATTTATTTTTTGGAGTCAATTAATATTAACCTAATAAAAATCGCCAATAGAGTTAAATCTATTGGCGAAAACGTGGTGGAGTCGGGGGCATACGATAGCCCCGTCCAAATAACAAATCAGTGAAATTCATTCACAGGCTTAGTCTATTTTTATAAATTGACAAAATATGAAGTTCTAATCGCCAATATTACTTCCAACCGGGCTCCTATTTCTTATTTCAAGAGTCCATTAAGCGGAGACTCACATGCGAATACATTTGTTTTATATAGGTAAGTATAAGACCTATCTGGTATTAAGCAGCTACTGCTAAATCAGCACTAACAAAAGACATTGCGTCTTCAAAAGTGAAAGTTGACTTTTCGTCATTTAATTGTTACATAGGTGATTATCGTGTTTCCAATGCTAACACGGCCTGCACTTCAAAGAACTAAATTACCTGTCAAAACCGAACGACCCCATATTTGATAGATCTATATTATCTATCTTGAGTATTATATAGAAAAGCTTAAAAAAGTTTTTACTGATATAAATAATCTAAAGAAATTATACTAAATGGCTAGTGCAACTGAAAATTTTAAAGTCTTTACACGACTTAGCATTTATGTTGAGGATATACTCGGACAGTCAATAAATTACTTAACAAGTAAATTTGATCAAAACCGGGTAGTTTTTACGGCAGCCTCACCGTTTGGGCAATTACTTCTAGTTGTAGAGAATTTAACACAGCTTGTTTTCTACTATATTGAAGATGCAATTACTGAACTCAATATAAACGAGGCAACTCGGTTAACCTCAGTATATTCATTAGCCAGCCTTACTGGACACAATGCAAGCCGTGCAGTCTCAGCAATCGGTGAGATAAAACTTTCTACTAATGCAGACGCAGTTGATGCACCATATGATTTTGTAATTGTTCCAAACTTAACTCGATTACGCTGTCTAAATAATGGACTAACATATATCCTAGATCTTCCACAAGATGAGGTTAAATTTTCATTTAGCGGCAAGGACAACGGTACCAAATTACAAATCAGGCAAGGAGTTGTTGAAACTCAAACAGTTACTGCAAAAGGAGTAGCAATCGATAGTTTCTCAATCGGTAGTCCGCAAAACTTCTACGTAGATAATTTCTATGTAAATGTTTACGTAAATGGTGAAAAATGGACTAAATATGATTCTATGTTAGATATGCCTAGGGGAGATAAGTCATACATGGTTAAAACTGGAATAACTAGCGGAATAGATCTTTATTTTGGAAATGGTAACTATGGAAAGATTCCAAGCAGCGGTTCAGATATATCAGTAGAATATCTTGTTACTGAGGGAGCAAACGGAAATATTAGAACAAATGACCCAGGTAAAGTTCAATTTGAATTCATTGATACTGGGTTTAGTATCTTAGGTGACGAAATCAACTTAAATGATTATATTGATGCTATAACAACACATCCGCCATTCTTTGGTTCAAATCCTGAAGATTCTAATTTGACTCGACTTATTGCTCCAAGAATGTCAAAAAGCTTTGCTCTAGTTAATGCTGATCACTATGAAGTCTTACTTCGAAAACTTAAACTATTCTCAGTGATTAATGTGTTCCTAGATGAAATTGATAATCGAGTGCTCAACCTTTTCTTGATTCCAGATATTAGAAAGACTTTTAGTACTGGTCAAGATTACTTTAATTCTGATCTTGCTAGATTTATACTGACTGACTATCAAAAGAATGAACTTCTTAGATATATTGAAAAATCTGGATCAAAGCTTATTTCAACAGACATTAAAATACTTAATCCGGTTCCAAGTAATTATATTATCAATACCTCAATTATTGTATTTGATGATGTAGATACCGATATTATTAAACGGGATATTTTAAATGTTCTTGGAACTTTCTTTATTCAAAATACTCGTAGAAATCGTGTTCCAAAGAGTGATTTAATTAAAATTATTGAAGGAGTAAATGGAGTAGATTCAGTATCTGTAAATATTGTTTCACAAAAGAATGAGATTGCAAAAATTGCAAATCCAAACGCGACAGATATTGGATTGGATGAATTTAATGATATTGTGACACTTGATGTAGAACTTCCATTAATTCGAGGAGGATTCTCAGATCGTTTTGGAAATGCATACGCTACTGGACTTTCTGAAGAAGGTCTAGGCTCAGTAAATATTCAAATAAAATCAATAGTACCTCGACCAAAAACATCATATTAAAATGGTAAAAAACAGCATATTTAGACCGATTCTTGAAAGACGTGAAAAGAGACTTCACACTGGGTTTAATTACAAAGGCCAAATACTTAAGCGCTCACTATCATCGCAAATGTTCAATGTGAATGAAACACTAAATTCATATTTGTCAAGTATAGATAGCATCATCTATGAATGGGTCGAAGCAGTAAAACAGATTAAAATACACGTAAACCCTGCACTAGACAAGTATGAAAATAAAATAAAGTAATTTCATGTCAAATAAACAAGGTGGAATAGACAAAGAAAATAGGCGACACTTAAAAGACGAGATACAGGCACTATTGGGTTCAATTGGTACTGAAAATCAAAATGATTTAGTTATAGATTCTGAGATTTCTAATGAGACTCGTGCTGAGAGCCCATATGACTTTGAGGAAATGAGCAGCCAATTCACGAAAAAAGCTCGTGAAATAACAAATTCGTTATTCAAAAATTACGTAGATATTGGAATTTTTGAAGAAAGCGACTATGCAAAACACAAGAAAGAACTCGATACAATTAACATTTCAAACTTATTCTTTCAGCTGAAGACTATTAAAATCACCATCATTAAAGTGATGGAAGAAATAACTTCAGGTAATACACATCCCCGATTAATCGAGGTTATGGGACAATTACAAGATAAAATGGCTGCAGTCACTAAAATGCAGGCAAATTATATCATCTTCTTAGAAGAAACATATCAAAAATTAAACCGCGATAAGCCAGTAAATGATGATGCACAAACAGTCGGCTCTAGCCCAGAAGAAGGCCAGTTCTTTATTACTGTAGGAACTAAAAACGTTACAAAAAGCTTACCGATATCTTTCCAAGATCGTCAGAAAGGAAAAGTATCGGGTAATTTAATTAATCCGAATAATAAATCGGATCTCATGAAAGAACACAATATTGAGCTCGAACAAGAAGACACTGATGATTTCATTGATCTTACTGAAATAATTTAAGGACCATGAAGGATATAATGTCAAATAGGGGTGCATTCACATCCCGTAAGATTTCCAGAATGAGCGGCGATGATGACGATACAAATAGTTCGATATGGACTACGGTTCGCCTTCGTAAATTACTAGATGAAATTGATAATGGTCTCGACGTTAAAGGATTACATAATTCTCCATTCAGAGATAATGATATTAATCTTAAACGTGCAAATCTACCCTTTGAATATACTCCAGGCGAATGGCAAGAACTTTCCAAATGTAAAGAAGATATTATTTACTTCGCATATAATTACTGTTTTATTCAAACTCCAGATGGGGTCAAACTACTTAAAGACGCTGGCGGATTACGTGATTTCCAGGAACAGATCTTACTTTCTTTCCAAGGAAACAAATACAATATCTTAATGGCAAGTCGTCAGATTGGTAAATCTGTGACTTCTGCGATCTTTATCCTGTGGTTTACTCTATTCCATGCAGAAAAAACTGCACTACTTGTTGCAGATAATTTCACAACTACTCGAGAATTATTAGATAAGTTTAGAATTTCACTAGATAATCTTCCATTCTTTATGAAACCGGGTATTAAACATGTCAATACCGGTAATATAAAGTTTGATAATGATAGTCGAGTTGTTGGTAGAACAACCACTAAAAAATCAGGTATTGGTTTAACGGTTAATGTGTTGTATATTGATGAGTTTGCGCATATTGACCAGGCAAAATTAGATGAATTCTATCGCACAATATTCCCAACTATTTCGGCCGACACTAATTCAAAGATTATAATTACTTCTACTCCAAACGGTAAAAATAAATTCCATGATATTTGGGTTGATGCGATTGAAAATAGAAGTAATTATGTTGCACTTAGAGTTGACTGGTGGCAAGTACCAGGTCGTGATGAAAAATGGAAAGAAGACACAATTGCCGATATTGGTTCACTCGATGACTTTAACCAGGAGTACGGTCTTCAGTTTTTCTCATCTGATCAGTTATTACTTGGTTCAAACGAACTTAAGAAATTAAACAATATTAGAGTAGATTATAAGAATTCTAATTTTGCGTTAGATGAGGATCGTATGTATATCAACGATTATCTAAAATTGCATCCACGATATGCAAAGCGCCAATTATCAGACTTTAAAAATGACTCAGCAAATTATCTATTCAGTATAGATACAGCAGATGGAGTCGGCGGTGACTATTCAGTTTTAAATATCTACAAAGTAGTTGCGATGCCAGTTTCTGAACTCTTAAAGAAGAAGGATGCTGTTCGAAACGAATTAGATGCAATTTCACTAGTTCAGATTGGAATATTTAGAACTAATGAACTTGATGTTACTCAATTTGCAGCAGCTGCTGAATTTATAATATATCGAATATTTAATCCTAACAAAGTTAGGATAGTCCTGGAGATGAATCACAAAGGTGAGATAGTTCACTCAAGATGTGTAGATAATTCTGAATACTGGACCGGCCAGTTTGTTCATACCAAACATACTGAAATGGCAGTTGTTCCAAAGATTGGATTGCGACTTGGACCAACTAATAAAATCAAATATTGTGAAAGATTTAAACATCTAGTTACAATTAATAAGATTATTCCAAATGAATATTTAACTTTCATGGAACTGATGTCCTTTGGTAAAACTAAAGGCGGGGCATATCGTGGTCAGAATGGAAATGATGATTTAGCTATGACCTGCATAAATATTGCACCATTTTTTGACTCAACCCAGTTCTGGGATATAGGAATTGAGACATTTGAAAATGCTTCAGCAGAATATCGTAAAGAGCTTGAAGAAAAAATATTTAACGTGTATCGTGAAAATAATAAAAAGAGTTTGTATAATTTTGATGAATTACGTCGATTAAACAGCACGCAGCATACATCTGGTGACGGGCCAAGAGTTCAGCCTAATGTGTTTGATATGGAATCCATGGAACACATGAAAAAAATAAAGGATAAATTTTTTAAAGATTAAATACAATATAGTATTATAGAATAACCTTAATAAGATAAACGATGGCATCCCTCAAATTTAATGGCGACATTACACTTGAAGAAATTTTTAATCTTCATCAAATTACTATTTATGATAACGTCGTAGACGCAATAAGTGCGAATTATAAAGACAAGTCAATTAATGAAATCAAAATAGTTAGCATTACACTTAATAATATTGAGTATAATATTAATTTAAGCCGCTCTAAATATATTAGCGGTCTTGAGAATGCGATAATTTTCTATGAAAAGTCAGAAACATATGAAAAATGTCAGTTGTGTTTAAATATAATTAACGAGTTAAAAAATAAAGCCGAGGTAATAAAATAAATATGGGATATGACGAAATTAACAACAAAATTAATTTAAGAATAAAAGAAATTTCTGAAAAACTATTAACTGATGCAATTACTGAAGTTGAGCGTAATGAACTTGCTTCTCTAATTTATCCAAAATTAAAGTTTTTTGTTTGGAAGTTTTGTAAAAATGAATTTGATACAGAAGAAGCATTACAATACAGTCTTAAACGCATCTTTAAAAATGTTGCACAGTTTAAATTTGAAAAGGGTAGATTTACTACATGGATCTACACAATTACTCGAAACGAGACCCTGTATTACCTATATCATAAGAAAAAGCATACTCATCTTGATGTTGATTGCCTCTATCAGAAAATAGACAAAGCCGATGATTTTGAAACAACTCACGCATATCATCTTGATGTTGAAGAGATATATGCAAAAACCTTAGCTGAAATCTACAATATTGATGATGAGATGATGAAAAACATCGCAATCGATAAGATGATAAAAAATAAAAAGGTTAAACAAATTGCAATGAATTATCAAATAAATGAAAATACTGTAAAGACCAAACTTCGTAAAATCAGAGTTGATATTAGAGAAGCAGTAATTAAAGATAATCCTGACCTTGAAGAAAAAATACGAACAATACTATGATTCTAGACAAAATCCACCCAGTAAAAATCTTTAAAAGTCTTCAAGGATGCCTTGAAGACTTAGCGCGATTTGCAAAGTATAAATTAATAATTGCTGAACTCCAAAGGGATGGCAAATTAGATGCAATTGGACTTTCCGTTGATGCTGATTCAAATCTATATATTGGTGTAAATCTTAATCCTGAGTTACTGCTTTATTCAGAAACATCCTCTGAATCCGTTGAGCTTAAAATGATTAGTGATCGAATGAAAAAATATACTGACTTCTTAACTAAGGAGGGAATACTTGATTCTGTTAGAGTTGAATATGATCGAATTAAAAATGAAGAGTATTATGGATATGTTCTACAAATTACATTCGACTTTAAAAAGTATAAAAGACCGGCATTAGTATATGCTATTTCATACTTTTCAACAATTACACTAATTTTAATTGGCCTAGCCCTCTGGCTATTTTAATACCTTCTAGTTAAATAAATAATAAAAAGAAACAAGATGAATAAAACTTTCACCTTTTTAGACAAGTGGGCACATCGAATAATGTTACCTCTTGTTATAATTATTTTTTTCAAAACCTGCACAACAAATAGTAGACTTGATAAAACCAGCACCGATTTAACAAATAAGATTGAGTTAATGGATTCAGCGATTATTTCTAAAATTATTATAGCTGCAGACATTCAAAAAATGTTAATAATTGAAGGATTGAAGGCTGAGAAGAGAATGATTCAGTCAACTGACCGCAAAATACTTGATGTTAATCGACAATCTGAGATTGATAAAGAGCTTCAAAAATTAGAGAAATAATGATAGAGTGGATCAAATCGAATAAACTTGGAGTTATTCGCGGAATGTTCTTAGTGCCGATCATCCTTGTGATGATTATCTCCATTTCCCATGTTATTAGCTGGTACGATCTTGCAAACCCAACAAGTTGGGCAATATATCTTTCTATTGCAATTGAAATAGCTGCAATGTCTGCAATTTCTGCAGCATCTGTTCGAATCAGAGGCTTCTCAGTCTGGTTCGTCTTCATTCTAGTAACATTTATACAATTTATAGGAAATATTTACTTCTGTTATTCAGATATTGATGTGACTACCAAGAATTTTAAAGACTGGTCAGATCTTACGGCACCGGTGTTTGACATGATTGGTGCAGATGTCTCAAATGCAATAGATCAACGTAGATGGTTAGCATTAATTGAAGGTGGATTACTTCCACTAATTTCACTTACTTGTCTGCATTTTTTTATTAAGTATGATGGAATAGATAATATTGAGCCAGCTAAACCAAAAGAAGTTGAAGAGCCTGTATCTGAAAAAATTGTTGCTCCAGAAAAAGTTGAAGAAGTAAAAGTTGAAGTAGAAAAATCGATTCAGCCTAACACTCCAACCCAACCTGTCGAGCCACCAGTTATACCAAGTACAGCTATTCAAGTTCCTCGTCAAACGCTGGCGCCCAAGCAACGTCAGAAGATGGGCCTTAGCAATAAGATGAAAAAAATACTTGGAAAATTATGACACTTGATAAATTAAATGCAGTATGTGACGATTGTGGCGGTTATGAAAACCAGCCAATCTTGCAACTATTTGGCGATAAATGCTTTCGAGTAGTCGATGGTAAAGCTACATATGGTGAGTTCTGTGTCGGCGATTTTGCTTTTCCAGTAGACGGGCACACATGTATTGGTCTTAATGCTGAAATGAACGGCGGAGAAATTACAATCTTTGATAATCAAACTGGAGTACTTTCACCAAGTAGCGAATTAGAAAGCGGTAAATTATATGCTAGAGGAGTAATGATTCGTATTATTTACCCAACATATGATACAAATGGTGAAACTATTGAATTGGTAAATAAATCAGTCAAAATATCTCTTGAAAATACTGATACCTTAACTGCTACCGAATATCCACTACATGATCTTTTTACGATCTTTACTAATCCGAAGTCAAATAAGGCAGAAGACTTAATAAATAAGATAAAGATCATTAATACTAACTTGCTATATAATGTTAGAGTATCTGCTCTAGTAATATTTGGAAAGTCAATATAAAAAAATAAAAAGAACATGATGAATACTGGAGCAGAGTTAATTACCCTGGTAAATCAATTAAATTACGAACCTACTTTTATTAGTACGGATAAGCGTGCTCCAGCTGGAGCACCAACAACGATTGGTTATCAACAAATTGGAGAACTTCAACAATATGGATTTGCAAAAGGTCCAGTATTTAAAGTAGAATTTGTTGATTTTGGAGGAGTTGTTACTCCTACTCATGTTAAAATTTGGGGAATTGATAATAAAGATTCAGATGCACCAATTTATCCAATTTCATATCTTCTTAACTTTCCAACAATTGCTGTATATCTAAAGAAATTTGATTTCTGTGATTCAACCGGAGCATCAGTTGCTCCAGACGCAGCAGACTATACAATTGTTGGTTACAAAAAGAGAGGAATTCCAATTGCTTGGTAATGGATAGACTTAATGAAAATAATATATCGCCACTTGTTTCTCGAGGAGATTTTACTCGAGGTATTCCATTTTATGGAACCAATGGAGATTTTAACTTCACAGTAAGTCGTAGTAAATTTACGCCAGGTATTTCAATATCCCAAAAAGCATTTGTTGACCTCTCAATTAAGGGAGACAAAGGATATACTGATTTTGATATTGCGGTTAGTAAATTAAAGCTATTTTATAAACCTGGAGACCGAATCCGAGGTGTTGTCGTAAACTCTATGCTTGACCATGAAACTGGAGTATTAGTTGTCGGAAAATTACACAAAATCGTTCCTGACTATACAAACAATTCAATACAAGTCTACATAAAAAATCCAAAAACTTTAGAAATACAGGAAGTTTATCCTGAAACAATTGAGCGGGTATATGAATCTACCTCTGCTCATGTAATGTCATTTTCACAATTCATCAATTCATAATTTTATCATACTTTTAATTAGCAAAAGCAACTGATTTTAGAACCAGTTGCTTTTTTGCATATATAAGATAAAAAAATATCACATAATGAATAAAGTCAATCCAGAAGAAGCGGAGCGCTTCCTGAATGAACAAGATGTTAAGTATGGAGTAAACAATGTCGCACCGACTGAAGTTAAACAGGAGGAACCTGTAAAGGTGACAAGTTTAGGTAAAGCATCAAGTCATCAAAACATGATTGAAATGTCGGCTGCCGAAGAGTCTCCATGGAAAATATTAAATCTTGAAAATCTACCATCTCAAGGATTATTTTATCCAGAAAAGGCAGAGTTACTAATTAGGTCTGCAAAAACCAAAGAGATTCGGCACTGGTCGACAATTGATGAAACTGATCCAATCGATATTCGTGAAAAAATAAATTTTGTGCTTAATGCCTGTACTAAATTTAAGATCAAAGGCCAGATGATGTCGATGAACTTCAATGATTTTCTTGAAGTCGATAAATATCACATCCTATTTAGAATATACGAATTAACCTTTCCAAATCAGGAAAATAAGCTTTGGGCATATATTAAATGCTCAAACGATCAGTGTGGTCATGTAAATCAAACCCAGGTCACAAGTAAAAATCTATTGGGCTTCCATTTTCCAGAAGAAGTAATGAAATGGTACTCTCCAGAAGAGAAATGCTTTTCTATATCATCTGAAAAACTCGGAGATACAATTCAGCTTCACCTACCAACACTTGGAATGTCTGCTAAATTTAAACAGAAACGACGTGATGAACAGGAGAAAAATATTGCACTAGACGATTCGTTCTATGCGCACGGCCCATACCTACTTCGTGATTGGAGAAAAATCGACCTTTCTATATTGAGCGAATTAAAAATGAGTTCACTTGACTGGAATGACACAAAATTTGTAGTTATCCATAAGTTCACCGATTTACTTGAAAAAGCTAGCCTAAATAAAGCGGCCAGTGTTTGCGAAAAATGTAAAACACAAACGGAGAGCCATATTTTTTTGGGAGGAAGCTTCACTGTCAAAGATATTTTCATTATTTCAACTGGACTTAATGAACTTATTGGAGCTTAATGCTCGATTGGCGGTGCGGCTGGGTCAGTCCCTAGATACACTTTATAATTTAGAATACTTGGAATATTCACTACTGCTAAATATACTTAAAAAAGATATTGAGGCAGCAAATGATACTATATCGCAGGAAACACAAGTCGCTGCTCAACCTATTCGTGTTAATTTACCAGAAGGACTATCTCTAAAATAAATAATAAAAAGAATACCTGTCCGTGTTAGAAAAGAAAAAAATATTTGTCGACGCCTTTAATAAAAAGGCTGAGGATCTAATTAAACAGTCAGATGAAAAGATTGCACAATATGCTGCCGCTCGACAAAAAGCAATCAAATTAACTGACCCGATTTCGCTAAGTTTTTCTGATCCAAAAGTATCGTTCTCAACAATCGGTGAATTATTTGCATGGGTATATCCTGAAGCTGGCGGATCAGAAAATATGCCTAGTGCATTTACTTCAGTAATTCTTGAAAATCTTGCTGGAAAGGACAGTCCAGGAAAAGCAGAATATAAAATATTACACAAGAATTTTTATGAGCCAATAAGTCAGTCTCGGTACATACAATTAAAGGAACTTGGCGGAGAAAAATGGTTCGATAGATTTATGTCATCTGCTCTGTCTAAAATGGCCCAAGTCAAACAAAAAATATCTGACTATAAAACAGTTGCTGATTTTGAGACTGCGGTCGATGATCTGAGTGAAGGAATGCTTTTAGGAAGTGCTTTGCCTGGCGGATTAACTGCTCCACTATATGATGCATTTATTGAATCCGGTACTGCTAAACCAGAAACTCCAAGCTCTCCAGTAAATGCGACAGAAGCCGCAAAGCCTGCAGGATCTGCACCAATTAATGACACTTCAAACTCTGAGAAGTCTGCACCGGCATCAACTTTAAATCCAGAAAAATCAGCAACTGCTCCACTAGAAACAACCACCGGCACAGTTACTGCCGGTAAATCAGAATTACCAAAAGAAGTTGGAAAGGGCCCAGACGCAGGTGCTCCTGCAGTTGTAGTAAATGTTGAATCTGCTGCACCAAACTTACTGGCAGTGCCGGCAGCGGCGGCTGCTGCACCATCCATGCCGGCAGCGGCGGCTGCTGCACCATCCATGCCGGCCGTCGCTTCGAGTCCAGTAAATTCATCAAAGGAAACAGTAACAAATAACGTAACCACTAATAATACCTCTGCTGAAAAGAATACAGCATCACCGATTGTTGCAGGTGATGCTATTAAAAAAGTTCTTGAACCTACCTCAAAAACTACAAATAAAACTAAAGTTACTGGGTCAATAATTAATAATTTATCAGAAAGTGATGCACAGCTACTTAAGAATTTTGTTGAAGGTGATTCAAATCCAATAACTTCTACTACAAATTCATCAGTTTCAAATACAGCTACTTCTACTACAAATTCATCAGTTAATGAGGTAACATCAAAAGAAGAAAAAATTATTGAAACAAGCAGTGAATCTAACGCATATAGTGATATTGTTGATATTAATAATATTAGCTCAGGTGATGCACAACTACTTAAGAAGTATGCTGGATTTGATGTAAATTCTCCTAAGAAAGAAGCTGGAGATAAAACTGGATCGACTGAAGTTGTGAAAACAAAGCCAGCGTTACCTGCAGTAAAGACACCAGAAGTAAAAGCGCCATTACCTGCTGAGCCGATCGATAAAAAGACCGAACCTGTTACTGCAAAGGAAGTAAAATCTGAATCTTCTGAAACTGAAAGCCCAGCAACACCTGCAAGTGTGCCCACTGAATATGCTGCTGGACAAACCTCGACTCAAGCATCAATGAATACTGAAGATATTGAGGCTCGCCTGGCTAGAATAGAATATCTGTTGAGTGGAACACTTGACGTAAAAATAGTTGACTAATGATACAACAACACAATAATGAATTAAAACTTGTGTATTCAACATACAGTCGAATACACGAAGAAATAGCTGAACTTAATCGAATGGCACAGGATCTTGTAAATAGGCAAGCTGCGCTTAGCCAAGAATTAGAGTATACTCGAAAGGCTGAAAAAATCGTAATAAATAAGATAGAAGCAGAGTTAGATCGGCCTCTTACTCAAGACGATCTTCTTAAAATAATACAAAACAATGAATAAAGGCCAGATTATAAATAAAGACAGGTTTTACCTAATTTCCACTGGAATCCTTATTCTATTATTAATTTTTTTGGCATGGAGACTAGAAGGAATTCGTCAGAATTCAATTGAACAGTCTGATGAATTAAAGCGTTCAATTATTGCATCAAATGTTTTAATAAAGGAATCTGAGGGTAGCTATTCTAAATTAGTCGATTATTACAAAAGTGAAAAAGATCTAACTACTGAATTAAAAAATTCAAACAAAGATCTGTACAATGTAGTTAAGTCACAAGGCGAAAAAATATTAAGTCTAACATCAACTGTCATTTCACTTAAAGGCTCAGTTGAGGAAGGATTTGGTAAATTTAATCCAACTGATTCTAATCAAATTGATATTGCACTTAGATATCCAGCAGAAAAGGACCCATTTATTAAGTGGGACGGATTTGTAAATAAAAAAACAGCTGCATATCGTGGTAACTGGTCATTTGGTAAATTACCAATACAGATTGTTGTTACCGAAGAGACGACTGGTTTATGGAAGCATCGAGTGGTTGGTCCTGACTGGTTACTGGTAGATTCACTTCAAGTAAATAGTCTACCTCCAGATAAATATGTGCCAACCGTTGACCGCACATTTCAACTCATTATTGGAGGAAATTATATGAAGCCGATAATTTCAAATGAGTTTGGATGTATTGGAATTGGAGTCGGCCTAAGTATTGCAAGCAAACATAATATAATATTTAGTGCAAATACTAACCAGGAAATAGGCATTGGTTATTACTATAAATTAAAAGCACTCAAAAGAAACAAATAAGAAATGAGAAAAAGTAGATTTGTAAATTTAACAGCATATTGTATTGTCGAATACATGTTTGACCAGCTTGGGTCATTAGATTTTTATACAGATTCATTTGTATTACTTCAAAATAATCATACTGATTCACACCAAATCTTAAATAGTGATAGTTCATTTTCATCTACTAAGAATATCCAAGACTTAACAGTTATTCCGCTCGGCAACAATACATTTGCATATTTAGATAGTGAGAAGATACCAGATTATTTAGCATACGACACGGAAATCACACAGACCCCAATAACTGGATATAATGTTGTGATGGATCAAGTTAGATTTCATTTTGTTGCAGGTTTCGAGTTTGATAATTTTAAAGCCCTAATTCTAAGTATTAAACACTCAGAAAATGACGGCAAATCAAATGTTTTTGCAAATATCCTACTTGCACCTGAAACAATCGCTCAATTAATTAGTTTTAATCCAAAACCATTATTTTTAGCAAATGCAACATATGATCGATACATTGATCTTATGGTTCCATCAATTAAGAATATTAACGAAGACTACAAAACATCGCTAGTCCCAGCATCAACCTTTGTTGCAGCGATTACTCCAAATTCAATCGGGTCAACTGGATTCATCTATAACAATCAAATCTCGATTGGTCTAGGAGAATGTGGAAGACGCAAGCCGATGTACACAAACGCTGGCGTAACATATGATACGTTTGAAGTAACTGAATATTTTGAAGCACAACTTTCACAAAGCAATGAATTTGACAATGTTGGTGCATATGTCAATGAGTCAATAGACGGTGATTTTATCGAATTCTATATGACATTTAACGCCGGTTTCCCATCTGATTTAATTAGCATCCTAAATCAAAGAAATCCAGCAAACGACTGGATTATTATCCATCAAATTAGTGTATTTGAACAAGTAGGCACAGGTTTCAATAATACTGCGCGATTCGTCTTCTTCCAAGAGGAAAGATTTGATGAACCAAATACATTTAGACCAGTATTACGAAATGCGAATGAAGCAGTAAGTATGTCAATCGATTATTTAGCACGATTAACGAACCGTTTAAATGGTGAGCAAATTATTCGTGAAGCGTCATTCTCATTGGTTTCTCCAAAGAAATATGGTAAGAAACTAATTACAATGCCATTACAAGATAAGCCGCAATCCCAAAAAGTTTACAATAAAATTATCAAGAAGAGCTTTGAGGCAAGTAAATTATTTAGTGAGCCTAAGATGAATACTACTATTCCGGCATCAATTAATACCGTGAGTACTGTTGTTCAGACCGAGTATGTGCCGATATTTTTTAATAATAGTAGCATATCAGTATCAAATGTAAGTTCTCTAATTAAAACCAAAGATTCCCTAGAAGAAGTAATCTTCTCCCAAGGAAAACTCAGATTTATTCTTTCGCCATTTGATAATATTATCAAATTGAAAGTATACACGACAAATAGCTCAAGTAGTAAAGTTACACAAGTTCCATTGGACTTAAATATAAATTCTGCAAAATATCGTTTGGTATTTGAAACAGACAGCGGTAAAGTGCCTATTACAAACATGAATAATGCCAAGATTGAAAATTTGTCAACTGGTGTAATTGCATTTACTGTTTCAAAAAAAGATAGCGAAACTATTTTGCAAGCACAAATCCGGACAGTCTATCTAATATCTGTTGGACAGGATGGAACTGAGACCTTAATTTATACTGGAGAGTGGAGAAAAGCGACTGAACAGTCAGATATCGACTTTGCAATTGCTACTGCAAAAGAAGAAGGAAATGCCATGGCGCAGCTTCAATCTACCTTAAATGAGATTAAAGTACAGACTTTGGTCAAAGATACAGCATCTAGCGTTATGCCGAATACTATAATTAAGAAGACAGCAGTCGCACCAGTCGTTAATAAATTTGGAGTACCATTACCACAAAGGGTTTCCCCAAATTCAGCAAATGCCGGAAGAGGGTCAAGTTCAGCAAATGCCGGAAGAGGGTCTTAAATAGATCCTGGAAATTATGAATATCTGCTCTAAAAGTCAGATAAATAAACTAAAATAAATCATTACCAAAATGAACGAATTCTTGCAAAAAATGCTAGCCGAACTTAATTCTAATAAGTCTGTGAGCTCTGAGCCGTTAGTAAAGATGATAGTTGAATCAGCAAATAAATCGATTGCATTAGGAGAAAACGTTGCGCTGGTTAGTGCAAATCTTAAAACTGGACTAGCATATATTAACAAAACTATTAAAAATCCTGAGTTAAGTACACTATTAACTAAATTTAACGAGAGTGCAAACACACCAGAGGCAAAAGTTACAGCTATTGCAAAAGAAGTAAATCTTTTAGCTAAAATTACTTTACTTAAGGAATCTAACGCATATAGTAATCCATTAGTTAAAACTAAGATTGATTCATTTGAATCATATTTGAACAAAGGTGCAGTAGATTTTGCAGTCTGTGCATCATTTATTAACATGTTCGAACAATATAATTACGATGTAACCATTAAAAAATGTGTTGCTTCTGTAAAACAATACGTAAATGAAAACCAGTCAAAACTTGCAGTATTGAATACAATTTATCAAATGGATTCATTAAATTCTCCAGTTTATGCGGGTGTAAGTTCTGATTTAAAGAGTATGCTGATTAATGACAGCTATACCGCAGATATACTTAAGGTTAAATATGGAACGACTGTTCCCGCGGTCTCTATATTAATTAATGATCTTTTAATTATCGAATCAACTCAAACTGGAAACTTCACTCTAGGAGAAGGTAATTTCGATACTAAGATAAGCAATCTAATTTCTCCAGCAATACAGACGGCCGATGGATTACTTGTTTATACGGACAATCGATTCTTATCAATTCGTGAAGCTAATGGATTACTTGGAAATGAATCAAAAGTTCACTTAGATGGAGCATTTAAAATTGCAGAGGTTGACCCAAATTATGTAAAAACCGCATATGGTAATTTCTACGATCTTTGTGAAGCATATGCAACTCTAGGTTTTGCTAAATCTGACGACGGTCTTGGTGTTGAATCAAAATCAATTAGAAACTTTAAACTTGGTTTCAAAGTAAACGAAGAAAAAGGAGTTGACCTGTATGTAAATGGTTCAAAGGTCGGAACTCCAAATGCAGTAAATGTATCTGAAGCTCTAGCATTAGAGAACAATATGGTTAAAACAAAAGTTTCAAAGATTATTGAAAATACAAATTGTCTATTCAACTTTGATTTTATTAAAGAAATTTCAAATGATAGAACAATGACAGAGGCTGTTCTTGTCAAATTAAATGAAAAATATTTTATCTGCGAAAAAGTAAATACTTCTGATCGAGTATGGAATGAAGTTAATGAACTTGAAATGTTTGAGTTCTTTAAAAATAAATTCAACTACGACATTAGCCCTATTTTTGGAACTGAAATTAACAAAGAAGTTGCTAAGATTATGCAGATTGAAGAAAAGAAACGTGATATTCTAGCAAATATAGAAAAATTAGAAGGATCAGCTAAGAAATTAACTGAATCTTGTGCAAATACTGATCTTAACGCGCAAAGCATCAACAAACTTGAAGACATTAGAGAATCTGTTGAAAAAACAATCAATAATTTAAAAGAAGAATTTATCCGAATTGATCTATTAAAAAAAAAGGAACTAGCGTAAACGAAGGTAAAGCAAAAGAGCGCAAATTTAAAACTGGCGATCCAGTCGAAGTAAAAGGAAAACTTGGTAAAGTAATTGGAGTAAATGGAATAACTGGTGAATACATAGTAATGTGTGGCTCAAAAAGTGAACGATATCCAGAATCAGAAGTACATACGATCGCTCCTACTAAAAAGAAAAGCTCAAAAGCAGACAATATAACTCGAAAGACTCGACCTAAAGAAAAATCACTTAATGTATTATAAAATAAAAAAGGAGCATTTTGCTCCTTTTTTATTTTAGATTAGCCAGAAAGATAGTATATTAGTTTCATGAAAAGACTATTATTAAGAACACTGTACGTGCTTATAATATGTAAAGTAAAACACATTAAATATGTAAAATAATCAAAACTGATTTGTGCTACACAGTACAATAAGTAAACACTTAATTTTTAATATGGACACTAGAATAGATTTTACAACTGCCAAAAAATTTGACCAACTTGAATTAGTTGATTGGAAAACCAAATACTCTGATTTTAAATTTTATGTTAGAAAAGGACTTAATGAAGTCAAGTATAATGTAGGAACAAATGTTTCAAAAAGTCCAAACAGTGGCGAGTATATTAAACCATTTGTTTCAGAAAGAATGGGAGCACCGTTAAACGTAAACCATTCACTTAACCGTGAAGATACGTGGTTAGACATTGGTGGTCACTTAGGATTCTTTGCAATTCGTATGGCAAAACAGTTCCCAAAGATCAAAAAAATTATTTCGTATGAAGCTCTTCCACATAATGTAAGTTTTGCATTGGAGAACGTGAAAGTAAATAGTGTTGAAGGAACCTGTGAATTTGTACAAAAAGCAATTGTTCCAAATCATGAGCCAGACATCAGCTTTTTTATCTCATCTGACTCTGGAAAACATTCAATTCTTCCAGTAAAAGGTCGTGAGGTAATTACTGTTCCGGCAATCAATATTAATGATGCAATTACAAGTTCTGGCGCAACTGCCATAAAAATGGATGTTGAAGGTGCTGAATATGAATTAATTAAATCAGTTAAAGATTGGTCACCTATTCGATTAGTAATTGTTGAATGGCATTTTAACTCAATGCGATCCCTAACTAAGGACAAAAATTACCGAGTTACTCTATACCAAGAAATCATGAGCATCTTTAAAAATGCAGGTTTCGATATTATTCGCGGATTACCGAATGTTGAATATGGTAAGAATTTTATCACTCACTTTATTGCGATGAAATCGGATGAGAAATAGTCCATATAATTTACTACAAGAAATATACAGCGAGCATCCATGGAGGATGCTCGTTTGTTGTATTATGTTAAACTGTACTTCCAGAAAGCAGGTTGACCGGGTACGAGAAAAATTCTTCCGTAAATATCCAGATGCAAAATCTGCATCTTTTGCTGACCCTGAAGAAATGGCTACCTTAATTTCAATCCTAGGCTTTAAGAATAAGAGAACGAACACGATAAAGCGATTCTCAGATGACTGGATTAACCTGGAGTGGTCCGAACCTTGTGCCTTATATGGAATAGGTAAATATGGACAAGATTCCTGGGAGATATTCCAGAAGGGAAATTTAGACGTTGCGCCTACTGATGGAGTACTTAATACTTATTTAGCTTGGGCAAAGCAACCTGAAAATCTAATAAAACCAGTTAACTTAAAATCAATATAACAGAATATGAAAGCATTATATGCATATTTTGGTCTAATTGACCTACACACAATTGACTCGCCAGGACATTCACTATATCAATTAGGATTAATCGACTCTATTAGAGTATCATATGGAGTCGAAAAATTTGACTTCTATTCATATTACCCAAAGGAATTACAGGCTGATGAAATTACCAAGAGTATTCAATTTCCAGACACTGCTCTTGGAAAAGTATTTGCTAAATATCGAACTGACTTGTTTGATGAATATGGAGTATCATTTGCTGCAGTATTAGATAGAATTCATAATAAGAAATATTCACAGATATATCTTAAAGCAAGATTTAGAAATATCTCAACTCTTACTAAAAAATGGAAAGATGCTCGTGATTTTGAAGATATTATTGAGGCGGCGGTTGCTTCAGGTTATACTAAGGAAAATATCATAATACTTGATACTGATCTTTCATTGCCTCCATCATTCTATAAAAAATATGGAGATGTCTTAACTATCAGCATTCCATCAATTGATTTTCCTGGAGTCTCAAGTCGCTTTTTATCAGAGTGTGTTGCCTTGCATAAAGAAAATTATACAAAAGAAAAAGTATCCATATTCTATGGAAATATTGATACATCTAGCTATAAAAGTGGAAATTCCAAGAGTGAAATGTTGCCTGCGATATTAAATTGGCTCGCATCAGCCGATACTAGGAATTCAAATGCTATTCAATTAATTGTTATTGGAAAATCAAAAGATTTGGAAAGTCTTCCTTCTGGTGTTCAAGTAGTACATCGAAACCTGCGACAGGCTGTATGGTCAACGCTTGAAAAATATTTAGTAATGATTAATGTTACTAAAGAGAAATACGACGAGCGTCGATTTATTCCAGCTAGGATATATGAAGCGATGATTTTTGGAATGATTCCAGTTTCATATAAATTTTCATTCTTAAGTGAAACATTTTCTTTTAATAATATTGATGATTTACGTGAAATTATTATTTACTTAAATGAGTGTGACCAGGACGACTTAAAAAAAGCATACTTAACCTTTATTAATTCCTACACTAAGTATTGTGAAAACACATATGGATAATCAAGAAATAGAACAGAAAGTAATCCGAGTAATTGAAAGTTGTAAAACCGTCGATCATATTGATGCTGCAACGAAATATGTTTTACTTTTTTTTAAACGGACGAGTAACGTTTCCTTATTTAGGGAATTAATTAATCGTTTAAATAAACAATCCTCCCAACTAAATTAATTTTAAGTACTTGCCTGGAAAGCAGAATATCTCTTAAATAGTGACCTGCTTTAATATTACCTAATTGAATCTCCAGAAGAAGATTCAAGAAAATGTGGTGCTATTTTTGAAAAGATAATTAAGAACTAATCTATTTAATCTAGATAAATAATAAGAAAGATTCAGTATTAATGAAATATATTGCACCATATGGAGCTCAACCTGAGACAGTCGCGTTAATAAATGAATATTTCAAAGGAAATGAGCATATCTTTGCTTCAGTATTAACCTTTGAAAATATTGAATGGGAAGCAAAGATGCTAAATCTTGCTGAAATGTCGATTCCTGAGAATCTAGTATTTGACCTACACCTCGATATGATTTTAAATCAGGGTACAAAAGCAGTTACTAATTACTATAAGGAACTTATCTCAGGAAAGAATGAGATACTTGAACAAGCTAAAATTAAGCTAAAGGTTCCAAACTCAACTAAAATAAACGAAGCAGCTGAAATTTTTAGACTTCGTGTAAAAGATCGACTTACTACTCTACTTACTGAACAAGC